GGTACATGAAACAGATAAATCCGGAATTATGCTTCAATGTACGAGTCGTAGAGGCAATATATTAAAACAGCAAATTCAATCAGGAAAGCATAAAGTTTCGTTAGAATTTACAACCAATAAAGGATTGTTAGAAATATTCGATTTTATTCCTGATGTACATACGAGTACAGCTACAGGAACAAATGTAAATATTACAAATGAGATGATTACGAAAATAACAAATGATATTGTTCGGTCAAAGCAAAAAATGAAGGATTTGATTACCATCATCTATAATCAGTTTATACAAGAGTTACAACAATACGAAAAAGAATTTATGAACTTGATTCAGTTTTGCTCAGAACTGGACCAATTACAAAACATGTGTTATATTGCTACGAAATATAATTATCATAAACCTGATATACGTAGCGGTGATAAATCGTATATAAAATCAAAGGAATTGAGACATCCTCTTATAGAGCAATTGAACACGGAAGAATTATATGTAACAAATGACGTGTCAGTAGGAGTCGATAGTGATATTATGTTGCTATATGGAACGAATGCTGTAGGAAAAACGAGCATAATAAGAGCACTAGGTATTAATTTGATAATGGCACAATCAGGTTTGTATGTAGCTAGTAGTCATTTTGAATTTGTCCCTTACAGTGGAATCTTTACGCGAATCTTAGGAAATGATAATTTATTCAAAGGGTTATCTACGTTTGCGGTGGAAATGTCTGAATTGCGTGTGATATTAAATATGGCGGATAAGAATAGTCTAATTTTAGGAGACGAATTATGTTCAGGAACAGAGCACGATTCAGCCGTAAGCATTTTTGTATCAGGACTAGAAATATTACATAAGAAGCAGACAAGTGCAATATTCGCGACTCATTTACACGAAATTGTTCAGTTTGAAGAGATAGAACGTATGAAAAACATTGATATAAAACACCTGACTGTTTCGTATAACAAAGAAAAAGACGTGTTGATTTATGACAGGAAATTAAAAGATGGTCCAGGGGAAAGTATGTATGGTCTAGAAGTATGTAAATCATTGCATTTGCCGGACGAGTTTTTAGAGAATGCGTACGCTATACGAAGAAAGTATCGGAAGGAGGAAGAAGGTGGGTTGTCTAAAAAGCAATCGCATTTCAATAGTAAAAAAATAATGAATATGTGCGAATTATGTAAATCGAATATAGGTGAAGAAGTACATCATTTACAACATCAAGAAAAGGCGGACAAGAATAACATGATAAATCGAACGTTTCATAAAAACCATCCAGCCAATTTACTGACGCTATGTGAAGGATGTCATCAGAACATTCATAAAAGTGGAAAACAACATAAAAAAATCAAAACGAGTATTGGAATCGAGATTGTAGAATTGGAAGAATAAAATATTTGAACAAGAAGAATAAAATCTTTGAACAAGAAGAATAAAATATTTGGAAAATATATATAATGAACAATTCTTCTGATTCTCTATTAAAAATAGTAATATTAACAATCGTAATAATAACGGTTGGTTTATTGGTACATGTGAATATGGATACGGATATAGTTGCATTCAAAAGTCTATTCGATAAAGTAGGACCTCAAATGTTATCAGTGGCCATTATAATGATTGGATTAATTGTTTTTTTCGCAATTATTGAATTGAAAATGACACCACTTCAAGACCGTCAAGTACAAAAGGTAGTGAATATAGAGACTTTTAACAACAATGATACGAATGCCAATAATGATAACGGTTTTTGTAAAACACATGAAGGAGATCGAAATAAATTACAAGTGAGTTGTAGTGAAATGACCAAGGATAATTGTTTAGCAACATCGTGTTGTGTATATGCTTTAATGGATGGAAAAGAGCAATGTCATTCAGGTGATATCAATGGACCCACGTTCAAACGTGATAAAAACGGAAAGACAAAAAATATTGATTATTATTATTTTAGAAATAAGTGTATTGGTAATGGTTGTAAGTAGATTAATAATATTTGCGAATATTAACATATAGCCATATATTATACTAGTAACAATGAGTTGTTTATTTAATAGTTTATCTTATTTTATAAAGGAGAACAGTAATGATATAAGACAAAAAATATGCGATTATATTGAACAAAACAAACCTATTATGGATGGACTAGAGACAAAAGATATTATCAAATACGAGGGTCCTAATTATATTCAAAAAATGCGAAACCCAAGTACATGGGGAGGTGCTATTGAGATACAAGCTGCTTGTAATTTATGGAACTATAAAATTATTGTCAATAATCATCGCGACCGAAATCATACAAAAATAGAATTTGTTCCAGTTACAGGTTCAGTTGAACAAATGATTGAATTACAATGGACCGGAGGACATTATGAACCTGTTCGAAAATAAAAAGAAGTATGAATTTAATTCGATTTGAATTAAATAGAATAAGAAAATAAACAAACATCGAAATGTAATTACTTTAAAAAATTGATTTATAAATATATTAATAATCTATATATAATTCAAGATGATTATACCTGTAAAGTGTTTTACGTGCGGAAAAGTGGTTGGTAATAAATTTGAGTATTACCAAAAAGAAGTGAGAAAGTTGAAGATGGCAAGAGGTATGGATGTAGATAAGGTAGTATATTTGACCGAAGACTTTGTAGACAAAACCCCTGAAGGAGAGGTTTTAGACAAATTGGGATTAAATAAAATGTGTTGTAGAAGACATTTATTAACTCATGTAGATATAGAATAATTTCTAGTTATAGTATATATAATAATGGTAAAAACGGTAAGAAGAAGAAATACAAGGAAAGTGAGTAAAAAGAGTCGTTCAAATAAGAAACATTACGCAACAAAAAAGAAGTCAATGAAAATTAAAAAGATTTTTTTGCGTAAAAATAACAAACGTACGAAACCGTCAAATCACCATACAGCCCATAAGCGTCGTGTAAAGTTTCATCATCATAGAGGACATCATAATACTCGTAGAGTTCGATTTGGTGGAGCAAAAAAAAGGAAATCTATGCGTGGAGGTATGGTATCAAGTCCTGCAGCAGGGCCTGTAGGATATTCATGGGAAGGAGGCAATGAAGCTACATGGCCAGGTGTAGCAGCAAGTCATGGTATAGATACACAAGGTACAACCATGTCAAATCATTTTGGATTAAGTCCCAATGGTATAGCCGTTGGAGGTATTGAATTGGCTCGTTCAACGAGTGACGACGTAAATATGAATAGTTCTATGAGTGGTGGAAAAGGAAAAAAAAGAGGAAAAGGAAAGCGTGGCAATATGAAAGGTGGATTTTTCCAAGAAATTGTAAATTTAGGAAGAGGCGCACAATACGGAGTAAATGGTGGGTATTTTGATTTAACTGGAAAACAGCAACCATTAAGTCAAAATCCTTATCCTACAGATCAACCGATAAATAAAACGTCCTCTTTTATTGGAGGTATTCCACCAGATGTGAAAGAAATATATAAAGATGCGAATATGAATGCGTCAAGTGTATAATGATAAAATAGTAGTATATAATCTTAAACATAAATAAATAATTTTTTCTTCAAATATATCATAATGCTACGTTCATTAAAAAAACTATGCAGTCCGGCTATGATATATTTTGTTATTAGCATATCCACTCTATTAGTAATGATATTTTCGAATATAGGGAATACAAACCGTTTTTGTATGGGAGAATTCGAATGTCCTGTAGATAATGTTTTTGTAATTTACATTATTAAATTAGCCTATTTATTATTTGTAACCGTTATTCTTGATTCTCTATGTAAAAATGGCTATGCAAGCATTTCGTGGTTTTTAGTATTCTTTCCAATTTTATTCTATTTTGTAGTACTTGGAATGTTTATGATAAGACAAAATTCTACATTGATTCTTCAACCTGGACAAGAAGATAATCAAGTGAATTATATGTAAATAAACAAATTAGCGATAGTATTTACAACCTTTCTATTATAATTTAATTAATATGTTATCGATTAGATTATAAAAAAATATACTTATGATATATTATAATACACATGAGTATAAAATATAATACAGCTACATGGAATATTATTGAAAAGTTTTTTTATGATAATCCACAAGTATTGGTGAAACATCACATTGACTCTTATAATGATTTCTTTCGAACTGGTATGAAAAGTGTATTCAAAGAAAAGAATCCAATTGTTCTTCAAAAAGAACAAGATCCTAGTACAAAAGAATTTAAATACAGATGTGAATTATATTTAGGTGGAAAAGATGGGTCGAAAATATATTACGGAAAACCAGTGATATATGACGATAATCGTGAGCATTTCATGTATCCAAATGAAGCACGATTAAGAAATATGAATTACGGAATTGCGATACATTATGATTTAGAAGTGGAGTTTAAAATTATGGGCGACGACGGAAAAATACAAGAATCGAGTATAACCTATGAAAAGCTATTCCTAGGTAGATTTCCAATCATGATTCAATCTGATTTATGTATATTAAATGGATTAAATCGAGAAGTTCGGTATAATATGGGAGAATGTCGTAATGATTACGGAGGTTATTTTATTATTGATGGTAAAGAGAAGTTGATTATCAGTCAAGAAAAATTCGCGGATAATATGCTTTATATTAGAGAGAATTACAATGATATATACAGTCATGGTGCCGATATAAGAACTGTATCAGAAGACGCCTCAAAACCGGAAAGAACATTGTCGGTTAGAATTGTAGCTCCTACATCACAACAATCAAATAATCAAATTGTTGTAAATATACCCAATGTAAGAAAACCAATACCATTGTTTATTTTATTTAGAGCTCTTGGTGTAACATCCGACAAGGAAATTATTGAATATTGTCTGTTGGATTTAGAGGCAAACAGTTCCATGGTCGATTTATTTATTCCGTCTGTTCATGATGCTGGTAAGATTTTTACACAGGAAACTGCGCTTGAATACATCAAAACATTTACAAAAGGCCATACAACCAATTACGTGTTGGATATTTTGATGAATTATTTTTTGCCAAACATTGGTGAATTGAATTTTCAACAAAAGGCATATTTCTTGGGATATATTGTAAATAATTTGTTGCTTGTATTTACCAAATTGGAAGCACCTACAGACCGCGATAGTTTTAAATTCAAGCGTGTGGAAGTACCAGGAATATTATTATACGATTTATTCAAGGAATATTTTAAATTACAACAAGATAATATCAAACTGCGATTAGATAGTGAATATAATATGAAAAAGTCCAAGACTATTTATCAAAATGAATCTTTCAAGGATTTAATTACCAATAATTATGAACGTATTTTTAATGAAAGGGTCGTTGAGAATGGTTTTAAAAAGGCGTTTAAAGGTAATTGGGGTTCTGAGGAACATACCAAGAGACTAGGTGCTGTTCAGGATTTGAATCGTTTGTCCTATAATAGTTTCATCTCTCATCTAAGAAAAATTAATTTACCAATGGATTCAAGTGCAAAGGTGGTGAAACCTCGTTTATTACATGGTTCTCAATGGGGTATTATCGATCCTGTAGATACACCGGATGGTGGTAATGTAGGATTTCACAAACATATGGCTATTTCGACTCATATTACAAGTGGCTGTTCTAGTTATCCAATGATGAAATTCATGAGGAGTATATGTCAAATGAAGTTGTTAGAAGAATGTAGTAATAAATATTTATTCAGTTCTACCAAAGTGATTATAAATGGTAGTTGGATTGGAGTTATCACTACACCTCAAGAAACAAGACGACTTATAAAGAAATACAAACGTAACGGATTAATGTCTATTTATACGAGCGTAAGTTGGAACATAAAAAAGAATGAATTGATTATTTTTACAGACTCTGGGAGATTATGTAGGCCTGTATTTTACGTGGATGAGAAGAATACGCCTAGTTTCAAAAGAAAAGAAGTCTGGGAAAAGTTAAACAGTAATACATTTACCTGGTCGAATTTAATTAGTGGTTTTGCCAAGAAAATAGACGAAAATTATGATGTAAATACATGTAAGATATATAAAATAAACGAGTTATACGACACCGATGATTTTAGCAAGTTGGAAAACACAGAGGGGATCATAGATTATTTGGACACTGCTGAAGAAGAAACTGCATTGATATCAATGGATTATGATATGGAAAGCAAGAAACCATATACTCATGTTGAAATTCATCCATCCTTAATATTAGGTGTAATGGGTAATCAAGTCGTTTTTCCAGAGAATAATCAGTTACCGAGAGATTTGTTTTTCTGCGGTCAAGCAAAGCAAGCCGTGTCTCTGTATCATTCGAATTTCTTTTCACGAATCGATAAAATGGGTGTAGTATTGAATTATGGTCAGTTGCCATTGGTAAAAAGCCGTTATTTGCAATATATTAATAATGAGGAACACCCTTATGGAGAGAATGTAATTGTAGCTATCATGGTATATGGTGGTTATAACGTGGAAGATTCTATATTATTTAACGAAGGGTCATTAAAGCGAGGAATGTTTAGAACAACGTATTATAACATGTACGAAACACGTGAAGAGAGTTCAACTGTGGGCGACAATACAGTTGATACACATTTTCAAAATATAGAAGATACGACGGTAGAAGGAAAAAGGTATGGATATGATTATAGTGATTTGGATAAGTATGGTATAGTAAAAGAGAATACAGAAATGGATGATAAAAAGGTGGTAATTGGAAAGGTTCAGACAAATTTGGATAATCCTGACATTAGTATAGACGCATCCGTGTATCCCAAGAAAGGACAATTAGGATTTATAGATAAAACATTTATGACAGAAGACGAAGAGGGTTTTCGATTAGCAAAAGTGAGAATTCGTGAAGAGAGAATTCCTGCG